GCGTGTACCGGATGTCAGATTTGGCATACTAACTAGACTAATAGAACTAGACTCAATTAACTAGAGATTACCAAATAACAATAAATGAATAAATTGACTTTCTTTTATCTATACCTTAGAATGGTGGTATGTATAAATTGGAAGTACCTCAAAGATATATAGATATTGCTAAAGCTCAGATAGAAGCTTTCAAACAAACATCTTTTGGTAAATATAGATACAGTGGTGTTGATGCTTGGAAAGGGATTGTTGCAGAGTTTCTTTTCTCTGATTGGGCAGAGACAATCCCACATTGGAATGTTACCTACAAGTCTAAAGGGTTAGATACTTCTGGAATAACAGATGAAAAAGATTTAATTATTAACGAAAAGAAAGTAGAAGTTAAGACTGCTACCAAGATGTTTTATAAATATATAATGCCCAAGATACACGACGAAGATAAACCTAAAGATGTCTATGTTGGTTGCAAGTATAACGATGAAGTTACACCTAACGAAGTAATTGTTTGTGGGTGGATGAAAAGAGAAGATATTATTAAATATCCAGTAAAACAAAACAAAGGCGCTCCTTACTATGAAGTGCCTATAAAAGATTTAAAGGGGTTTGATGTTTAAGTCATTAATTATATTTCTAACTATGATTAGCGGATTTTATGCTGAAGTTGATATAACGCCTACAGAAACTATTAATTACAGTACAGTAACAACTACTTCTACTTCAACAACCTCTACTACTCTATATATTCCAGAATGCGAGTATGACGAGAAGTATATTGCTTACTACAGAGAAGATTACGGCTGGTCTTATACAGTAGAAAGCTGTAACAACAATGTATTTACAACAGATTTCATTGATGAAGTATATGCCTTGCAACTTATGGAACAAGGTATTGTATTCAGTGGATATAGAGAAATTCAGCCAGAACCAGAGCCAGAACCTTTAGATGTTTGTGAACATCCAGATTTGTTTTGGCTTACACACATACAAGGTATTGACCACATAACTGCTTATGATGACGGCGTAAGTGGTCAGATACAATTTACTTTTGTACTTTGTAACGGCGATACTTATGATGTTACTGGTTGGGATAGTGAAATGGGAGAATGGAATCTTCTTACTTGGGCTGAAAAAAATAATGTAGAAATTGTCATAGTGGACAATTAGAATAGGGTATAATGATAAATTATGAATGAAGGTGCGGCAGATAGAAAGATAAAAAACTTTTTAATGCATGCGGCTGTAATGATTAACAGCTGGATACCATTAGAAAAAAGAAATCAATATTTAAACTATTTTTATAGTTTGATAATAGATGAGGAGAAATAATATGACATTACCAAGACACATCAAGGAGATGACGGTTTTAGATGCATTAACTTGTCTTTATATGGGAGATTATAGTTTTGTAAACGATAAATTTGTTGAGGATTTAAATCAATTTGATGTAATCGTAACTTGTCAACATTGTGAATATATTCTTCTACCAGATAAATATACAATGTTTGAACCATTAGAGTATGAAGAAGAAATGCCTAAGTCAATGAGAAATGGTTGGGTAGAACTGATTGTGACTTGCTTTGAAGAAAATTGTGGAAAAGGTTCTAGATTTGTTGATGTTCCTTTACCAGATGATAAAGAAGAATATGATTTGTTTCTTCAAGTTCTTGGGCAAGACCCAGAAGATTGGCATGCAGAAGGTACTAGATTCTTAAAGTTGGTTAAATAATGAAAGAATTACAACAATTAGAAAACTTAGTTGTAACTGTACCTAGTGGTATAAATGATTTAGAAACTATTAGAACAGAAATTAAAAATTATATTGACGTTTTACTACATAGAGAACCATTACCAGTAAATGTAGGTGTTAACTCTTTATACGAAGTTGCAGTTGCTTATTACAGCAGAGGAAAAGAAATAGAACTTAATATTAAAGAGATGGAGAATAAAGGGCATATCAATAGGAATTCCCCATTATCCAAGTTTAGGACTGGAGAATTAGCTGCATTTTTAGATATGGCTAAAGAACAGTGTAGACTTGGTAGTAGGAGAATTACAGTAGCTTCTATGATACTTCAAGAAAAAGAAGTTTAGGTCTAAGGGAGCTTGCTTGATAATACCCCCAATAAGTCGAGAACTACTTCGGTATGGTTGTAGTGGGCGATAGAATCGCGAAGTCTAGTTTTAACGATTGGCTAGGCAAGGCTAGTCTTATGTATCAAAGATGTACAGCTAGTCGTAACATAACGCTGTAACAACTGGGAAAAGTAGGGAATCTTTCCTATAGAAAATATAGGAAGTGCAGAGATGCTGAGATGGACTTGTTGTTAAAACAAGCTTGCTCCCCCTCTTTTAAATCTTTTAGTCGGTAACGTATATTTCTGCGTGATTATTTTGAACTAATAATTCATTAATATTATTTTTACCAGCCCAGACTTCAGCTAGAACTCTACCGTATTTTCCTTTTCCAAATGACTGTATTTGAACTTTTCCAGCATTTGCATTTATATGGTTCTGTACATACTTCTTAGCTTTGAGACCTCTTTCTTTCTCTTCAGCATCTTTTGTACGAGTTTCTGGACAATTAATACCATAAAGGCGTAATCTTTCCTTAATCCATATATTAAAGCCTAAATCAATGGTTACATCTATTGTGTCTCCATCAACTACTTTATCAACTACAGCATTGTAGAAGTACAATTCTCTCATGCTAAATATTATAACAGAAGATATAAAGTTTAAACTTTTTTTTCTAAACTACTTTTTTTTTGGTTTTCTTGGTTTTTTCTTAGGTTTTGGTTTACCATAATGAGCCATTAACAAGCACCTCCTTCACAACATGCTACAGTTTTATTACCAAAAGCTGGACAATGTTTATTGAGACAATACAAACCACCATGTTTTTCAATCATCCATTTCTGGCATAAGGGACATTTCATTAAATCTGACATTATTCTTTCATTAATTTCGCCATGTAATATAAGCAGCCCAACAGAGCCAAGCCACAGATAATATAAATATCCATATCATTCTTCTTCTGATTCTGGATTATTTAGAAATACAACTTTTATGGACATTTTGCACTTACTTGGAGCTTGCTCACACATCCATTTGTTCAATGCTATATGTTTGAGTGGTTCTTTGCACTCTGTGCATCTATTGATTTTTTTTCTGCTCATCAATTATCTCCTGTGCTATCTCTTTAAAATACTTAAAAAACTTATTACTCATTATTGCAACCCATACCATTACACCAATAGATATAATAGATACAGATATTGCTAGAATTATTTCTGTCATTAGACCCCCTTTCGGGTATTGAATTTTTAACCAGTAAGCATTTGCCAATTAGTGGCAATCATTAATACTGCTGAAACCATGACTATGTAGCCCATAAGTTCCATTTTTGAAACCTTTGATTGAACTTCTGTTTTGAGAGAATCTATTTTGCTCTCTAATTCTTTTTGCCCTTCTAAAACCATTACTAACATCTCCTTTTGTGTAAAACCATTTCCGTCTTTAGGTAGTTCTGAGTGAGGCATTAGTTGTCCTTTCCGCAATCGCAGTCGCAGTTACCACCACAACCGCCAGCTTTCTCTTCATATTGATGCACAAAACTATATGTGTCTGATTCTTTTGTGTTTAAAAATTGCATAATTGTCCCATTATCGTTTATGTATATCATTTATTTCCTATTATCTATTATAGCAAAACTATCATTGATTTCTTCCAAAGTTAAAACTCCATCATCTAAAAAGGCTCTTGCAAGTTGTTCAGCTACTTTTACTACACCTAGAGAACCAGCTAATATAACTGAATCTATTACATCAATTCCTATAAGACTACCAGCTCCTATAACTGATAATCCATTAGCAGCAAATGTAGCAATCATACGCCAAAATACTGTTTTAATCTTTGCCCAAGTACTTAACTTCTTCTTAGCCATTAGTCTCTTAATCTAATTGTGACCAACCACAAGATGGTGGATACTATTATTGCAATACCTACTATATCTTGTGCTGTACCAGTCAATGTAAACCAAGCTATGAAAAAGCCCAGTAAAGTAAACACTTGAGCGACAGATTCTTTAAGAATATCTATCACGAATTTGATTATATTTATTTGTTTGAGCCAACCCACCATTTTGTTAATTAACTTCAAAATGGTCTCCTAATTAATGCACCTGCTTGTGCAATTATCTGAGAAGCTATAATCACTGGGACTACAACTTCTTGAGCCTTTTCTTTTTGGTCAGATGTCATATCATTTCCAATATTAGAAAAGTCTATATTGTCAAAGTCTACATCCATTATAGCAGACACTGGGTCCTCTAAAAAAGCCTCTACTTGTACCTCTGTAACAACATCAGCTAAGGTGTAGTTTTCAACATCTTTATTTTCTATTGCCCTATCAACAAACTCATCAACAGCTTTTGCAACATTTTCTTCTTTTGATGCTTGAACAGCAACAATTTCTATATCTTTAGCAGCAGTTTCATCTTGGAATCCTAATACTTTACCAACATCTTTCTTTTCTTCTTCAGATAATTGAGCTACAGTTTCTACTTTAGTGACTTCTTTAACAACAGCTTTGACGACTGCTTTTGTTTTATTATCAGCAGTAGCTAAGTTCTTAACTTCAACTTTGGCTACTTCTTGAACTATTTTTACTTTTTCTTCAGTTGGAAGTACTTCGACTGCTTCTGCAACTTTGGCTTCAAATTCTTGTTCTGCTTGTATAAGCTCTTCTTCATTTAATCCCTCCTTAACAATATCTTCTACTACAATAACTTCTGAAACAATATTCTCAACAAATTTTGCATCTTCAGTTTTATCTTCAATAGGTAAATCTTTATCAAGAAATTCATCTTCCAATTCATCAACTATTTCTTCGCTTTCTTTAATTGGCTGTTTATCATCTTCTGGTAAGACTTCTGGTAAGATTGCCTCTTCCTTAGATTCTGTCGGTGTGTCAAGTACATCTTCAACCACATCTCCGTCGGTAGGAACATTTTCAATAGGCTCCACATCTTTTTCCTCAACAATTTCTTCAACTGGAACATCTTCTTTTACCTCTTTGGTTTCATTATCCACAATAATAATATCATCAGTAGGCTCAGTTTCAAAATCTTCTTTAATAACTTCTTCATCTTTAATTTCTTCCTCTATAATTGTAGTCGTAGTTGTAGATTCGTAAAGAGCTTTATTATATGCTTCACAATCTCCACGCTCTAAAGCAATATTGGTAACATAACAACCCCACTTCTCTTCGTTAGCTTTACGCTCATTATCACGCTGAACATCTCCTTGAGCAATTTGGTCTTGTGTATATTCTGCTTCAGTTCCATCATCCATAATAACTACTTCTACTGGTGGTAAAGTCGTAGTCGTAGTAGTAGGTGGAGGTGGCGGCAAAGTTGTTGTCGTAGTTGTAGTCGTAGTAGTTGGAACTGTGTAATTAAAAGTTACATTAGTAGATGAACTATTACAATCTCCCTCACTACCACAAGCGTCTACTCTAAATTCCCAAGAGTTTGTTTCTGTAGCTTTAAAACTATAAGAAGTATTTGTAGTAACTAATACTTGTGTCCACTCTGTTTCATCTGTTTTAGAGAATATCTTATAGTTACTTGCACTAACAAATCCATTATCATTTGCATCCCAAGTAATTGTTAAGTTATCGCCACTATTGTCAACAGAGCTAGCTAAGTTTGAAACTTTTGCTGGTTTATTCTGTATTGTTGTACTAATTGTTGGTGTCCAAGATGAATATAAACTATTTGTATCGTTATCACTTCTAATTGCTGTATTGAATAATCCATGTGCCTCATTGAATATAGATTGTAGGTAACTAGCTGTAAATGTAACTTCTGTGTTTAAAGCGTTTTCATCTCCTACATTACCTGTAGCAATACCATAAGGACTAGCAGTTCCCTCATCATTTAAACCAAAACCTATTGCGTATCTTTCTGGACTTGTATTACCATCTGTAGGTGCGTCCCAATCAATAGTTACAGTTCCATTCTCATAATCTACAGTTGCAGTTTGATTAGTAGGAGCACCAATAGTTAAAGGAACAGTAGTTGTAGTAGTCGTAGTAGTTACAACATAAGGATTACAAGCGTCTGTTCCTGTAGGTGCAGACCAATTTGTTTGGTTAAAATCAAATGGTGGACCTGCATATAAGTTCCAAGATGTTTCATTTGTTAATTCAGATACACTGTTATCTGTTTCATTATTAGCTCTAACTCTATAATAAATATTTGTTCCTGCTGGGTCATTGAAATAATATTTTAAATCATCAAGACTAAATGTGTAATACTGCCAAGTATTTGTTTGATGACCAAAAGAAGTGGTAACACAAAAACTATTTGTTTCAGTTATACCACTAGATTGACTAAAGAATATTGTGTAGTTTTCTGGTGGACTATCTTCAAATCCATCGGAACTTAATATACCAATAGTAAAAGTTCCTGCGTTTGGGTCATTACTAGCATTTGTACCATAAGGTGCTTGTGTTGGAACATGGTCAGCCATAGCAATAGGCATAGGGTAAATAAGTAAACCTACTATAAGTAGGCGTATTGTTGTTTGTATTCTGTTAAGCATTATTCTCCAAATAGAAAAGTCGGCATTTCTACCGACCCTTCTATATAATTATAACGCTTTTAAAAGTCCATTATCCTTTAGGGATTTTAGACATAAAAGGAAATGGAGCATCCTCTAACGCATTTTGAATTGCTGACACTGCAGCTGAAGCTCCAGCTATAGTTGCTGCCATAACTGTATCTGCTTCAAACATTCCAGCTTGATTAGCCATTAGTACAGCAATAAAAGTTTGTGCAAAAGTTCTTGCTGCTCTAATTAATGCTGTTCTCCAATAATCTGGTAATTTCATTTCTCTCCTAACTTATTTTAATTTTCCACCCATACGAGCCATAATGCTTTGAGCATTAGCCTTGTTATAAGGTCTTCTAGGCTTTACGGGTTTTACTTTAGGTGTAGGTTTCCCTTCTACATGGTCAAAGTCCACATAGGTTACTGTTACCTTACTTCCACTAAGTATTGCGTCTCTAACAATAGGATAGACACGTTTGTATGCCGCAACCGAAGCTCCGATATACCCTTTTTTATCAGATATATTTTCGCTAGAAGAATTTCCGAGCAGAAGACACCCGCTGGTGTTCGTCTCATAATTCCCCACATGCCAAAGCACGTACTCGAAATTAGGAACTTTATTTACATAAATCATACCTTTATGAAAGTTAGCACCGTATTTCTTTAAGTATCTTGAGTGAAATCCACCTTCAGACCTAAGAGTTAACGTGTAAGTTCCCTCTGGTATTCTGGTTTCATGCTTTTTCTTGACACTTCTGTATTCATCTTCGATTGTGTAACAAAGGAATTTTCTTTTTCCATCTGTAACATCAAACAGTATTCCTAATGTAGAATCGTTTTGAGAACTATATCTCATTACTTCTAATTTCATTAGTTTCCTCTCTTTGGTAGTTTAAAAGTTTCATACCAAGTTTGTGGACCAACTAATCCGTCTGGAGTTAATCCTACTTCCCTTTGTATTTCCTTGCATCTACCAACCGATATTTTACCATATATACCATCAGCAACTAGCCCACCTACAGCGTCTTGCCATTGAGCAATATCTGCACCTCTCATGTATGGTTGAGTATATATAAACACTCTTCCAGTCCATGCTGGAGCTTGTCTTTTGAATTCTGGCTTTTCGCCATCTATATATGATAAAAATTTTTCCCAGTTAAATTCTACGCCGGGGTCTGTTCTCCTATTTGGGTCTAAATCAGCATGAGCTAAGAATCCCTTCTTACCCTTGCTCCATGAATCTAAACTTAATCTAGTTAATGGTATGTCATATTCGGCTATTTTGGTTCTACACCACTTTGCAGCATTGTAGAGAATTAAATCTTCTAACTGTAGATTCTCCCCCCATTTATGAGCCCAATATGCTATTTCTAGACCTAATGTTGAACTATTATGACCTCTGACGTGAAAAGCTGTATAGTCATCTGGTAAAAGGTTTATTATTTGTGTTTCATCTACTACTGCATGTGCTGAAGCTGGTCTGCTGTTTATTGTAAAATATTTAGCAACATTCTCAGCTGGCGCACCTTCTGCAGTGTGGATAACAATACCTTTGATTTTTTTCCTCCTAGAAGGATAAAACCAACCGTGCCTTCCATCTTTTCTTAATTTACCGTGAGTATTTTCATTATCTAAAAGATAATATTTCACTTAATTATTTCTCCTCGTAATACTTTTATATTGTCTGCTCCATTAGAGTCAATTGTAAAAGTTAAAACGCCGGGTTCTGATGTAAGTGCATGTGAATTTTCTATCCACAACGAACCACCATCTAATGCTGGAGTTTGTATCAAAGTAGTATTTCTTTGATGCTCTACAGATAAATGATGGAAATGAGCAGATAGTAATATATCACTACCACCTATAGCTGTTCTAGCTAAAGCTTGTTTAGCTAACCAATTACCAGCTTTTTGTGAGTGGCTTTGACCGCCGGTTCTAAATTGATGACCATGAGCAATACCAAGAATTTTACCATGAACGTCTAATGTCATAGTTAAATCTTTATCAGCAATG